ATGGAGTTTGAAAAAGGGAGTATTTCAATTCATACAGAAAATATTTTTCCTATAATTAAAAAATGGTTATATTCTGATAAAGACATATTTATAAGAGAACTTATAAGTAATGGATGTGATGCAGTAAGTAAACACAAAAGACTTGTATCATTAGGAGAAATATCAGAAGTTGAGCCATCAGATTATAAAATTACAGTATCTGTAAATAAAGGGGAAGGCACACTTAAATTTATTGACAATGGAATTGGTATGACTGAAGAAGAGATAAAAAAATACATAAATCAAGTTGCTTTTTCAGGTGCTGAGGATTTCTTTAACAAATATAAGGATAAGATGGAAGAATCAAATGACATAATAGGTCACTTTGGATTAGGATTTTATTCTGCATTCATGGTGTCTAAAAAAGTTCAAATAGACACACTTTCATATACAGAAGGAGCAACTCCAGTAAGATGGATATCTGAGGGTGGTACAGAATATGAGATATCTGAATCAGATGCTAGACATGAGAGAGGAACTACTATAACATTATTTATTGATGATGATAGTAAGGAATTCTTAGATGAATTTACTGTAAGGGGTATAATAGATAAGTATTGTTCTTTCTTACCAGTAGAAATATATTTAGAAGATGTTGAAAGATTAGAAAGAGAAGCTAAGGAAGCAGAAGAAAAAGTTAAAAAGCAAAAGGAAGAAGGAAAAGAAGAAGAAGTTATAGATGCAAAGGTAATTGAGCCTTTAAATGATACTAATCCTCTATGGCTAAAATCTCCAAAAGATTGTACTGATGATGAATACAAAGAGTTTTACAGAAAAGTATTCCATGTATTTGATGAGCCTTTATTCTGGATACATCTAAATGTAGATTATCCTTTTAACTTAAAGGGTATACTTTACTTCCCTAAACTAAAAAATGAGTTTGAATTGACAGAGGGAAAAGTGAAATTATACAACAATCAAGTATTTGTAGCTGATAATATAAAAGAAGTTATACCAGAATTTTTACTTCTATTAAAAGGTGTAATAGATTGCCCAGATTTACCATTAAATGTATCAAGAAGTTTCTTACAAAATGATAGAGATGTAAGTAAAATCTCTAAACATATAATTAAAAAAGTAGCTGACAAGTTAAAATCTCTTTGTAAAAATGAAAGAGAAGAATACAATAAGTTTTGGGATGATATACAAATATTTATTAAATATGGTTGCTTAAAAGATGAAAGTTTCTATGAAAAAGTAAAAGAATGTATATTATTTAAAACTATTAATGATGAATATATAACATTACAAGATTATCTAGAGAAATGTAAAGACAAGCACGAAAATAAAGTATTCTATGTAAGTGATAAGGAACAACAATCACAATACATTAAATTATTTAAAGAATATGATTTAAATGCTGTTGTATTAAACTCATCAATAGATACTCACTTTATTTCGTTTATGGAATATAAAGAAAATGGTGTTAAGTTTAATAGAATAGATGCAGACCTTTCTGATGTATTAAAAGACAAAAATGAAAATAAAGATAGTGAAGAAAATAAAGAAGAAATAGCTAAGATAGAAGGTCTATTTAAAGAAGCTGTTGGAGAAAGAGTGAAAAATTATTCTGTAGAAGGCTTGAAAAACGAGGATACTCCAGCTATGGTATTAGTATCTGAACAATCTATCAGAATGGCAGAAATGCAGTCAAGATTTGCTGGAATGGATTTAGGAATGAACTTTGAGGAAGAGAAAACTCTTGTGATAAATGAAAATAGCCCAATTATTAAAAAATTAGTTTCTCTTAAAGATAATGAAGAAAAGAAAGATAAAGTTACACTTATTTGCAATCAGATAGCAGATTTAGCTTTACTTTCTAATAAAGAATTAAAACCAGACGAGTTAGACTCATTTGTTCAAAGAAGTAATAAACTTATGAACATGTTAATAGAATTGTAAGATTAAATATATTAAAGTAAATTTATAAAAAATATCTAATATTATGAGAAGAGTTATTTTAAGATAATTGAAATTATCTTTGTGTAACTCTTCTTTATTTTTTATCTTTGATTAAAGTTTCAAATATTTAAATAGATTACAATTAAAAATTGAATTTGGTTAAATAGAGATAACTTGATATAGTATAAAATAATACATATAATTAAGTAAAAGATTGTTTTGTAATTTATGTTTTAATACATAATTACGTTGTGTTGAAAAATAAAATTATTACTAAAGTAGAAATAGGAGGTTTTGGCATGAATTTTAATTATAATTTACCAGTAAACATATTATTTGGGAGAGGTAGAATCAATGATGTAGGAAAAGAAGTATCTAAATATGGTAAAAAGGTGTTAATTGTAACTGGCAAAAATAGTACAAAGAAAACTGGATTACTTGATAAAACAATAGACTTACTAAAAGATTCTAAAATAGAATATGAAGTTTTTGATAAAGTAGAACAAAATCCTCTTATAACTACTATATATTCAGGTGTAGAAATTATAAAAGCAACTGGATGTGACTGTGTCTTAGGTCTTGGTGGAGGAAGTATAATGGATGCTGCTAAGAGTATAGCTTTCTCTTATAAAAATCCAGGAGATTTAAATGAATATATATTTGGAATCAGACAAGGAGAAGAAGCTTTACCTATAATTTTAGTTCCAACTACATCAGGTACAGGTAGTGAGGGGAATTGTTTTGCAGTGCTTACGAATTCAGAAACCAAAGATAAAAAATCCATAAAAAAGAATAGTATGTATGCAAAGGCATCAATAATTGACCCAGAACTTATGGTTACAATGCCAAAACATATAATTGCATCAGTTGGATTTGATGCACTTGCTCATAATATGGAAGCATATCTTTCTAACGGAAGAAATTACCTTGCAGATGTACAAGCTATTTATGGAATTGAGCTTATATCAAAAAATTTAGTAAGAGTATATAATAATGTAGATGACCTAGAAGCATGGGAGAAAATAACACTTGCAAGCACTATTGGAGGAATGACAATTGGTACAGCAGGGACAGCCTTACCACATGGTATGGACAATTTAGTACAACAAAAATTATAAAAATTTAATGACTAAATTACCATCTTTCTGTACCTCAATTCTATCAATTAGCGATGTCCACAACGTCCTTTTTTCCAGACTGCTCATATTTACATAATCATCTTCAAAATTAATTTTTAAAAAGTTTTTCATTCTCTCCAAATCATTAATAACAACTTTTTCTTCGTTCTCTTTCTTTTCAAGTTCTAGTAAATCATCATTCAGTTTTTTATATTTAAATCTATAATTATCTTTACTTATTAAATCTTCAAAGTATAAATCTTGTAATTTTTCTATTTGTTTTTTTAATTTATTCTTAAGTTTTTCAGTATCATTTTTTTTAGAAATTTTTTTATTATCTGACTCATGCTTTAATATATTGTTATATAATTCTGTTTTTACATTTTCTAAGAGAAAAGTTTCAATTTTTTTTTCTCCTAGACGGGATGTATTGCTACAAAGTTTTGTACCATAAGAAAGAGAACATCTATAGTGTAAATAAAGTGTTCCATGGTTATTTAAATGATATGAACCAGACATCTTTCTACCACAATTGCAGACTATCATTCCTGCAAAAATATAATCAATATTAAACTTATTTTTAGAAACTCGCTTATTCTTTTTCAAAAGAGATTGAACAAAATAAAATTGCTCCTTGCTTATGATTGGGTCACAATAATCTTCTATTAAAATATTTTCTCTTTCATATGTACCAATGTAAATTTTATTCTTCAACAGTTTTTGCATCCATTTATACATATGTCTCATATTAAATTTAGAATTTATATGTTGTATAGTTTTAGTAAGAGCAGAAAACTTTATATAAGTGTCAAAAGATTCTCTTACAATTTCAGCTTCATCTTCTTTAATTACTAGATGCTTGTTTTCAATTTTGTATCCGAAAGGAACTTTACCACTTATTACTTCTTTTTTCTGTATTTTATTATTAAAAACAAATTTTATTCTTTCAGATGTTTGAGAAGCTTCATTTTCTGCAAAAGATAGCATGATGTTTATATGTAATCTACCAGCAGCAGTACTAGAATCATAATTTTCTAAAATGGTTTTCCAATCACATTTATGCTTTTCCAAAGTATCTAAAATTTTATAAAAATTCTTAACACCTCGGCTGAATCTATCTAACTTAGTTAATAGAATTAAATCAATTTTATTTTCTTTTATGTCTGTAAGTAGACGTTGTAAGCCAGGTCTGTTTAAATTAGTAGCAGAATAACCTTCATCTATATATTTATCTACTATAATAAAATTATTATCTTTTGCATATTGCTCTAAAGCTTCTGTTTGTGTTCTAATGCTATCTCCGTGTAGTGCTTGTTCTTCTGTACTAACACGTATATAAAGAGCAACACGTTTTATATTGTCCATTTAAAATCACTCCTTGTTAAATGTGTTTAGTGCCTAGTTAAACACACTAGGCACTATGATTAGATTAATTAATATTAAGTTTGTTTTTCAAAGCTTCTTGTAATAATTGAGAAAAATTTATATTATTTTTTTCAGCTTCTTTATTTAACCATGAAGGAATAGATAAAGTTTTCTTAATTGACTTACTATCATATTCTTTTATTGTTTCTTTTAAATTAACTTTTACCAATATAGCAGTTTGATTTTCTTTAGTACTAATATTATTTAGTTGTGTAGGTTTTGGAATTTCTAAACCATCTGAATACAAGTCGAACAATTCTAATTTTAAAGCATCTTCTGCCATAAGAAAAGCTTCTTCTAAATTCTCGCCACAAGTTATTATATTTGAAAAATCATAAAAATTAACTTCATAATCATCATCATCATGTCTTATTACAATTGCTGGAAATATATATTCATTTTTATACATATTTTCACCACCTTTATAAAATATAAAAATAAGTTAGAGAGAGTAAAATTATAAACTGCTAGGGCTATTTAAGCCCTAACTGCTTGTAAATTGAATGAAGAGTTCCTTTTTTTATGTCGCCAGAATGTTTTGGGATTATGGCAGTTCTATTTGTTTCTCTATGTATCAACTTTATATGAGAAGTACCATTTTGACTTTTTATTTCCCAACCATTTTTAAAATCTCTCTTACTCTCAATCTTATTCCCTCCTCTCTCTAACTTTCTATAGTTATATTATAACAAATGATTTAATACGTGTCAATACGTATTAATTAAATTGTTTTATATTAATTTGTAATATAAGATGTTAAAAACCTCTATTTTGGATTATATATGATTTTCTATGAAAAATATGGTAAATTATATATAAACAATATTTTGAGGAGTGAGATTATGGGGAAAAAAATATTTTTAATTTTAATTTTTGTATTATTAAGTATAGCTGGATGTAGTGCAAATAAAGAATCACAATCAATTTTTAAGAGAGAAAGAATATTTAATGACAATGTTGCAATTCTTGAAAGTGGTGAGGAAGATAGAAAGATTTATAAATATAATGAGTGGAAAGTAGTTGGCAAGGATGGCAAAGTTATCTTTGAACAAGGTGAAAATGCAGATTATATATCTAAATTTAGTAGTGGTATTGCATGTATAGTAAAAGATGGAAAGTATGGTTTTATTGACAAAAAAGGAACTATTATCATAAAACCACAATTTGATGATGCAGATAATTTTAGAGAAGGATTAGCACCAGTTGAAATTGATGGAAAATGGGGGGCTATTGATGAAAGTGGAGAAATAGTTATAGAACCGAAATATTATTATCTTGGTGATTTTAGTGATGGTTATGCTATATATAGAGAAAATGAAAGTGACACTGAATTAGGATATATTGATAAAAATGAGAAACAATTATCTGATTTTAAATTTAGTAATACATTTCAATTTGCTGAAGGAGTAGCTATTGCCGTTAAAGATGGGAAATGGTGTATCTTAAATAAAGAAGGGAATATAATAGAAACTGAATTTACCTTTATATACCCATTTAATGATGGTATAGCATGCGTTAGGGATAAATCAAACAAATATGGTTTTATTGATAAAAAAGGAAATGTTATTATAGAACCAAAATTTGATTCTCATATGGATTCCTCATACTTTAGTGATGATTTGATTCCTGTTAACATAGATGATAAATATGGATATATTAATAAAAAAGATGAAACTATAATAGACCCACAATTTGACGAAGCAGGTATTTTTAATGATGGATTAGCCTATGTATGCATAAATGATAAATATGGATATATTAATAAAAAAGGTGAAATTATAATAGAACCACAATTTGATGAAGCTAAAGAATTTAATAATGGTTTAGCAGCTGTTTCTACAAATGGCAAGTTTGGAATAATTGATAAGGAAGGGTCGTTCGTTATAAATCCTTTATATGATAAAATAGAATAAAATATAGAAAAAAAGGTACTTAGTTAACTAAGTACCTTTTTTTCTATATTTCATGTAATTTTTAATAAAAACATTAAACTGTTTTATAACTAAATTATCTAAACTAGTAGTATTATTTTTGCTTTTTTTTAAAGAAACACTTTTTTTAAAAGCAACATTTTTATCCACACCACAAAAATACATAATTTCAGAAATTTCCGAAATTTTACATTCTGTTAATACTGCATTAGGGCATAGTATATATTTTGTAAAAGTTTCTGCTTCCACTTCAAATAATTTGTTGCTTTTAGAATGAAGCTTTAAAACATTAGTTTTTGTTGCATGTCCTAAAAAAATGTGTGCTAGTTCATGTATAAGTGTCCAACGTATGGAATGAAAGGGATAATACGTATTGTAACAAATTACAAAAGTATTATCTCTTTTACTCCAGAATACAAATCCTTGCTTGTCATATTTTTCAATAATAAAATCAATATCTTTTCTTATCAATTTTGCAAATTCTTCATAGGAATAAACTTTCAAATTATTATTTCTAATAATTTGAAAAGGACAAATAGGGTAATGTCGTAAGTTCTTCTCTTAAAATGAATTCGTAAGCTATTTGTCTTAAAAATTTATGCATTATTTATTTTTAATTTACCTTTCTAAATTGTCATATAAATTTATTGCTTCTTCTATATTTTCAGTATTGCCATTTCGGGCAGCAGATTGTTGTGAATTTTCTTCGATATATTCACCTCTATAGTCTTGATACAATTCATCATCTTCTAAAATTGTGTCAACAAGTGAGTATACATATTTTTTTATTGCTTTTCTTTGTTCTCCAGTCAATTTTAAATAGCTTTCAAGTATTTTCACATCTAAATTATCAAGATTATATTTGTTTGATAGTTCAGAAATTATTGTATCATCATTTTCAATAAACATTTCTCCAATACCATGTCTTAACCATTTTTCATTTATGTTAAATTCAGCACAAATAATTTTTATAATTTTTTCTGTAACATCACGATAGCCTTTTTCTAAATTAGAAAGATAGTTTTGGGCTACTGCTATTCTCATGCCAAATTCTTTCTGTGTAAGATTTGATGCTTTTCTTACTTCTTTGACTCTTTCATGTATATCCATTTTATCACCTCCTAAAAAGATACTAACATATGAATATCGCAAATGCAATAAAAATATAAAAATAAGGTTGATTTAATATCCCTAATGTGATATTATGATATTGCGATAGAGATATTAATAATTTAGGAGGTGTCAAATATGAATAAAATCATTGAAAATAAAACTCAAAAACTAATTGAAATAAAAGGAAGTTCAGCAAATGAATTTCTTAGTAAAAAAATTGATAGTGATGATTTAATGAAAGAAATTGTAAAGATGTCATACGAGCAACGAGTGAAAATGTTTTACATAATGCAAGGTGCGAATCTTGTGAAAGAACTAGATACACCAAACATTTAATAATTAAGAGGGGTGATAAAATTGTTTATATTGAAAGGTAAAGATTTTGAAAAGGAGATAGATAAACTAAATGTTCTTTATTGGATTGTGACTGACGAAGAAACAGAAGGAGAACTTGTATATGACTCTATAAGCACAGAAGAATTTTGCTTTAGATTTTATGAAGATTATGAAGTGGAAGGTTTAAAGATAGTAGCGAATGGAACAGAAGCATATGACAACTCGTTATTTGAAATAGAAAAAGAATATAAAAAGGATGATGAATTGGTGTTAGAGATTTCTTGTGATTTAACAAAAGAAGAGTATTTTCATGAATGGGAATTGGAAGAAGATAAAAAAGAAAAGAAGAAAAGAAAAAATATAAAATGGAATGAAAATAAAAAGGATAACTATAGAGGTAACTTTTCTAAAAAAAGTTTTAAATTTAATAACAGTGATAAAACATTCTATCTTGATACAATAGTTTCTTATAAGAGCTTAAAACAGTATTTAAAAGAAATAACTGAACTTGTAGGAGCTAATGAGATAACAATAATAAATGAAATACCAAAAGACGCAATAAGTATTAATTTTCACTATGATAATGATGGAAAACTGATTTTAAAATTTAAAAGAGAAATTGATGTTGAAGAAGGTTGTAAAAGAGAGTTTGGATATTATGATAAAAGCGTCTTATTCAATAAACAAAAATAGAATGGGGGGATATAAATGTTAAAACTATACAATTTATCAACAGAACTTAAAATATTAGAATTAGAGAAATATGGATTTTACAGAATTAATAATGAAAGTTTTACAGGGATGGACAAAGAAAATAAAAATGTCAAAGAGTGGTTTACAAAATGGTCTATAAACGGAGAAGAAATTGTATTAGCAAGAAAATGTAATGTTACTCAAGGGATAATCTATTTTTCGATTAAATTCTTAGAAAAGTACTCTGTTGAAGAAATTTTAGAAAAGGTAGTATCCTCTATAGAAGACTCTCAAATCATATCTATAGAAGATACAAGCCTAGTAATGACAGCTGAAAATATTGTTATAAAACTACACTAAGAGTGCCATCACCATTATCAACTAACTCTTTGCTAGAATGAAAAACTATTTTGTCTGAGTATAAAAATGATTCAAATTCAAAACCGTTTGGATAAACAGCTGTAGTTTTAATGCAGTCTGAACTTTGAACAATATCAGTCTTAACATCAGATAAATCAATATCAAAAGGTGTCAAAATTTTTGAAACCTCTTTAAATGTATATGTATACTTATACATCATTTGTCCCCCTTTCTGATGAATTTTAGTTTAATAACTAATGAGTAAATTATAGCATGCAATATGGAATAAATTGGGATAAAGTTATAAAAAAGAAATAATAAATAATTTATATATATAAATAAAAGGTGGATGCAAATGAAAGAGGAAAAAGAAGTAATACTTTTGAAAGTGAGTATAGAAATAAATAGGGAACTGCTGAATCAGAAAATGAGTAAAATTAAAGGATTGTATGAAGAACTTAAAAATGAATTGAACTCATTTTCTGATTTGATAAAAGTTAGATAAGGAGTGATAGAAACATGAATGATTTAGATATAGAAATAAAAATAAATGAATTAGAAAAGTATGGTTACTTTAGAGTAGATAAAGATTACATATTACAAAATATAAATAAAAAAAGTTCTTTATATAGAAAGCATATTGAAGAACACTTAAACGGAAATTTTAAAAAAGAACTTTTAATTGCAATAAAATATGAAGAAAATATTTATTTTTATTCAAGAGAATTTATAGAAAAGAATAGTGTTATTGAAATACTAGAAAGTACTAAAAGGCATTTTGTAAAACAAGATAATAACACTATCTGATACATAATTAAAATATTTGAAATGAATGGGGGAAATACATATGGCAAAGGCATGCAAGGCAATATTTGAAAACAAAATGGACATGGGTTTGTTTTGTGAAGGATATGCAAGAGCTAAAGAAATGATGATAGAACGATTATTCAATCAAGAAATAGAATATAAAATCACTTATAGAGAAAAGACAGAAGAAGAACTAAAAAAGGGAGAAAAGGAAGTAATTTAATTGAAATTTAATAATTATGTAAACAAAAAGTGTCTTATAACTACGAATTATAAGACACTTCACAAAATAACTTTGTTGTCAAAGCTATAAAATCATATCTACTTTTTATTATAGCAGATAAGACAATAGAGTTCAATAAATTCGCTAAAATGGAGCGATTAACGAGCTTGTAATAGGTATTAACATTATAACGATATAAAGTATCTATACAAATATATAACACTAGATACTAATATATAGATGCTAATAAAAGACTGAATGAGGTACTGCTATGAAGAGTTTTATAAGAGAGAAAAAGATATATTGTAATGACTATTTAGAAATAGACATAATACCAAGAGTAGATGGGACAAAAGGTAAGAGAGGTAAGAAGGAATACATATCTAAAATGAAACAAAAGAATTTGAATGACAAGAACGCTAAAAGATACTTTATACAATTAGCTAATACAAATTTTAATAATAAAGACTTAGTTGTACATTTTACATATGCACCAAAGTTTTTACCTAATACGGTTGAAGAAGCTGAAAAAGAAGCTAGAAATTATATAAGAAGAATAAATCATAGAAGAAAAAAAGAAAGATTAGGAGCAATTAAGTATTTGCTAATAACAGAATTTGGTGAAAAGAAAAATGGAACTAAGAGAGTACACCATCATATGATACTTTCTGGAGAACTTGACAGAGACATAGTCGAAAAATTATGGGTCAAGAAACAAAGGGGAAAAAAAGAAGGTGAAAAACTTGGATGGATAAATACACATAGATTACAACCGAATGAACTCGGACTAGAACATTTATGCAAATATCTAATGAAAGACCCAAAAGGTCGAAAAAGATGGAGTTCATCACAAAATTTAGAAAAGCCTTATCAGCGTTGTAATGATAGCAGATATAGCAAAAAGAAAGTAATGGATATAGTAAGAAATGATTTAGACAATAGAATGTTTTGGGAAAAACAGTATAGAGGTTATATATTTACAGAATGTAAGGTCGCATATAACGATATAACAGGAGTTAGCTTATATATAAAAATGCGAAGATTAAATTAAAATTGAGGTGATTATATGTACTTAAGAGTATGCAAGTGTTGCAAAAAGGAATTTAAAACAAATTTGTATTCAAAAACATATTGTTCTTATGTTTGTAAAAACAAGTTTAAGAATGGGAGAAAAAAAGAAAAGAAAGAAGGTAATAAGAATGAATAAAGAAATAGATGCGATATGTGCCAAGGCTGGAGAGTATATTTGTAAAATATGTAAATTTAATAATACTTGTAAAGTTGAAAATAAAAATGGGTGTATGTGTGGTCACTTTGAAGTAAAGAGCAAGATAGAAAAAATACTGGAAAAAGGTAATTTCATAACTACTATGGATTTTAAATTAAAAAATATAAGTATGAAAGAAGTTGAATCTTACTGTGAGGAAAATAATAAAAAAATAAAAATTTGTGGATGGGGAAAAGAACAAATAATAATCTTTACAGATAAAGAGAGGGTAAAAACTAATGAATAATAAAGAGAAAATAAAGGGCTTTGTACTAGTTGATTTATGTCAAGATGAATCTAGTAAAAAAAGAGAAAAAGACACTTATTATGCAGGCAAAAACCATACTTTTAACTACGATTTGTACCCTGTACTAGTGAAGGATATAAATAAATCTAAAGTATATAAAACTAAAAAAGAAGCTAAGAGAGAACTTAATTTATTAAATAAGAAATGTATTCATAACTATTTTAGAATTGTAAGTTTTAAAAAAGCTATTAAAAATATGACTAATGAAGAATTGGTAACTTTCACTTCAATGAGAGAAAATAAAGCATGTAAAAAATACTCAGAAGATATATGTAATTCATGTAATAATACTGAGATTGATTGTGAAAGTTTTGATTGTGAAAAAGCATATAGAAATTGGTTAAATGAAAATGTTATCTGGTAATGTAAAGGAGTGATAAAAAATGGTTTATAAAGATAAAAGCTTGTTAACAAGATTATTAAAAATAATTTCAAGTAAAGAAAAGAAAATAAAAATGTTAGAAAAAGAATTAGAAGCTTACAAAGAATTAGCAGAAAAAGGAGAACTTAATTTTTACTTTGCAGAAGAAGATGAAAAGTATCACATAGAATTATATAATTTCAATGAAAAATTTGGAGAATTTGTAAAAGATGTTGTATTAGATAGAAGAAAAATAGAGAAAGAAATGCAAAAAGAGAAAAGTTTCAAAACAAAATTATATACAGGAGAGATAACAACATCAAATATACATGAAATTATACAAGAAAAAATGGTAGTAAGATTAAAAAATGTTCAAAGGGCTGGAATAGACGAAATAATCTTGGATTATCATTGTAGCATGAATGAAAAAACTTATAGAGTAGTTACAACTGATTGTGGAGAAAGTTTTATAATCTTTGAAGATAACAAATAAAAATAAATGGAAGGTGATAAAAATGACTAATGAAGAATTTGAAAAGATAGAAGAAATATATTGTAGATGTAAAGCATTGAAGGAAATAAAAGTAGATTCAAAAGATATAAAAGATATTATTGAAAATAGCGATGGTTCAAATTTACGAATGATAAGTTTTGATTTTGGTTGGAGTGAAGATTTAGAATTTAAAATTAATAAAGAAGTAGGAAATTATATAAAAAAAGAAATTATAAATATGCTAGAGAATGTAATCCAAGATTGTAGTGAAAAAATAGAAGCTATTAAGATACCAAGAAATTTAAAAAAAGATAAAGTAATCTAGTTTAATTAATAATTAAGAGATAATTTATAATATAAAATTCCGTGTAGATAATAAGAAAGGAAAATAAAATATGGATGATAAAAAACTACAACAAAGATATAGAAACAAAGTTGCTAATGCACAAGGTCAACACTTTGAAAATTACATAAATTCAGCTTGTATAATTTATAGAAATGATAATAGAGCTGAAATAGATAAAACACCAGAACCGTTTAGAGTATTAAGCAAAGATAAAACAGGGAAATTTACAGGTAGATTTATAGCTAATGCACAGCCCGATTTTAAAGGTACTTTAAAGGGTGGAGTGTGTATATGCTTTGAAGCCAAATACACACTTAAAGATAATATAAAAAGAAGTGTTTTAACCAACACGCAATTAGAAACATTAGACAGATATTACTGTATGGGAGCGATAACAGGGGTTTGTATAGGTATACAAGATAGATTTTACTTTATACCTTTTCTCACATGGAAAAATATGAAAAATTGTTTTGGTAGACAATATGTAAAACAAGAAGATATAAAAAGATTTGAAATAGAATTTTTTAATGGAGCTGTATTGTTTTTAGACTATATAACTAAAGACGAGAAAATATTAAATGAAAATTATAGCTTATTAAGAAAAAAATTTGAAAATGAAATAGATGATAGTATTAAAAAGGTGAGGGGATAAAATGTTTTTAAACTTATATACTAAAAAAGATTTTGATGAAATAAAAGCAGAATATGAAATAGCTATTGGTAGAATAGAAGAACTAAAAGATAAATGTTCAAAGAAAGAAAAAATAATTTCAGACTTAGAAAATAAAAACGCTGCACTACATACAGAAAAAATGTCTTTAAAAATTAGATATGAAAATGACCAAAATATAAAAAAAGGGATGGAAGCTGGAGCTGGAATTTTAAGAAAAGAAATAGAAAAATTAAAAGAAGAAAATGAGATTTTGAAAAAAACAATAGAAACTTTTAACAATAAAATTAAAGAAATAGAATTAAAATTTAAAAAAATACTAAATGATAAAATAACTAGACTTGAAGCTATAAAAGCGAGAACAAAAAGATTTAGAATAAAGAAAAAAATAGAAAAAATTATTGAGGAACTAGAATTAAAAAGTTTCTTAGAATAAAAAAAGGTTGATTATTATGTTATTAGCCAATAAAGATAAAATAATACAGCTTGCAAGTAAAATGGTAGAACTGTACAATTTTGAAGATTTAGAAGCAACAATAAAAGCTATACAGTACTTAGAGGAAATTGAAGTAAATGGGTTTATACAGGAAGATGAATATAATGAGCTTCTAAGTTTGATTAAGAATGAAGAAAGTGAGCTAACAATATGGAAAAGAGAGTAATAAACCATTTTATAGATTGTATTAACAAAAATAGGACAAGAATGTTAATTGAAAAAGATGATAAATGTTATCTTATGGATGGATTTTGCATATTTGTGATTGATAAGAAAGAAATGATATTAAACCCTAAACTTTTTACTATTAATAACGATAAAGCAAAGATAATACTTAGCAGGATAAAAGAAGAAGGATACAAAGAAATGTTATTAAAATACTATATACCAGTCGGGGATATTACATACCATAAATATATATGCGAAGGGTTAGAAGTCTACTTAAATGGGGAATTTATAAAGCTCTTTGGAAAGTTTGATAAAGTAGAAGCTATAGATTCAGAATCTTTAGTACGTATATCAATAAAAAAACATATAATTGGATATTTAATGCCAATAAGATTACCAAAGAATTATTAAAAAGGAGAAATATAAACATGGAAACTAAAAAAGCTATAATCATATCTATTTTAAATTTTAAGGGAGGAGTAGGAAAAACAATAACAGCAGCTAATTTTGGAGATATGTTATCAAAATTAGGGTTTAAGATTTTATTTATAGATGCAGATAAACAGGGAAATTTATCTCAATATTTTTTAAAGTTTAAAGAAGATAAAAAAGGATTAGATAGGATACTAACAACTAAATGTGTTGATATAAAAGAGTTTATATGTAAGACGGGAAATAAAAATATAGATATTATAACAAGTAATATGAATCTTTATGAAGCTGAAAGAAAAATTTACAATATGGAGAGTGATAAATTTAATATATTAAAAATAGCTTTAGATAGTGTTAAGAATGAATACGATTATTGTATTATTGATAATGCACCTACGATTGATTTAATTACTATCAATTCGCTTATAGCATCTAATCAAGTAATAATACCTATCAGAGCAGATGATTTTTCATACAAGGCAATTAATGAATTGCTAGAGCAAGTAGAAAATGCTAAACAAATAAATAGTGAATTAGAATTTAAAGGTTGTTTACTTACACATTACCAAAACAATGAAGTTAATAATCAGTTTAAAGGATTGATAAAAACTAAATGCAATGTGTTTGAAACAAATATAAGATTTAATAAAAACATTCAAGAGAGTACATTCTATAAAAAAACACTAAGAGAATATAATAGTCGTTGTGGAGCTTCACAAGATTATAAAAAATTTACTAAAGAGTATGTAAAAACGTGTACGAATCGTACACATTAAAGGAGGTAAATATATGTCTTTTAATATGTTAGAAGTACTAGCTAATAATAAAGCTCAAAATAGTGTTGAAGAAGATAACAAAGAAAATAATTTGAATATAAAATACATAAGTGTTTTTGACCTTGTAGAATCTAAAGAAAACTTTTATTCTACTGATGATATAGAAGAATTGAAACATTCAATAGAATTGTTTGGAATAAAGCAAAATTTAAATGTAAAAAAAATAAGTGATAATAAATATAAAGTTATATCTGGTCATAGAAGAAGGTTAGCGACATTAGAGTTAGTCAATGAAGGTAAAAAAGAATACGAATTTTTACCATGTGCAATAGAAACTGATTTAGAGGAGTTAGAAGAAAAATTGTTATTGATAATGTCTAATTCAACTATTAGAGAAATAAGTGATTATGAGAAAATGTTACAAGCAATGGGAATCAAAGAAATATTTGAGAACTTTGATTTTAAGAAAAGAAAAAAACTAAAAGGTAGAACTAGAGAAATAATAGCTGATATGTTGGAAATATCCACAATGCAATTAGCAAGATATGAAAGTATATCAAAAAATTTGAACCCAGAATTTAAGGCTGAACTTAAAAAAGAAAATATAAATGTATCTACAGCTTTTGAGTTATCTAAACTGGAAGGAGCAGAGCAACAAAATTTATTTGCTGAATATAAAGAAAAAGAAGAATTGAGTATTAAGGATGTCAAAGAAAAAGGCAAAAAAAATAATGAACAGGAAGATGGACAACCAAAACAGGAAAATAGTTTAAAAGAAGAAAAGAAAAAATGTGAAGAAAAAGAAGAAAGTATTTTAATAGAAAAACAAGAAGAGGGAAAGATTTTTAAGACTGTATTTGAAATTATAAAAGATATGGATGTTAAAAAATTAGCTGAATATATATGTGGGCGTTGTGAAATATTTGGGGCTTTTTGTGGTAATGCTATTGAATGTAACGAAAAACGAGGAGTAGGAAAAACAAATATATGTTTAAGATGGTTAAAAACGGAAGCACAGGAGGGTAATAATGAATAGCTTGAAATATAATAAAAGTGGATACATTGATAATACAGCATATAAGGCAATAAGTAAAGTTGATGAAGAAAAACAAAAAGCTAATACTTTAATCGAGCTAATTAAAAAAATGACTAAGATAGCAGGATTTGAGATTATAGGCAGAATAGAACTTAGAAACAAAAAAAGTGGAGCTATATACAAGTAAAACAAATATCTATGATAGGAAAGGAATTTGTTATATGGTAAAAGAAATAGGAGAAGGAACTGAAAAGATAAATATTGATACATTAATTGAAAAAGTAACAAATATAGCAGCAGAGAAGGCTATAGCTACATATGAAAATAGAAGAAAAGAGGAAATTAAGTATTTATATGATAGAAAGCTTAGAAATACAAAGTTGTTATTGAAACATTATAAAGATTTTAAAAGACATGTTAATAATTCTATTTTTAAGGTATCTAATGTAAATGAAAATGCTATTGAAATATTAGAGGAATTAATAAACTCTAAAATAACAGAGAACCTATTTGTAGAAAGTATAAGCAATAGTGTATCACGTACGAATATAATCATATCTCATATAAATACTATGATAAATATTTATGAAGCTTATAGTAAACAATGCGGAGAATTAGAAGTAAGAAAATATAGAATAATATATAAAAGATTTATAGATGAAAAAAGATGGAGTATAAAAGAAATAGCTATCTCTGAAAATATAGACAATAGAACTGTATATAGAGATATAAACCTAGCTTGCGAAAAATTGTCAGTATTTATATTTGGTATAGATGGAGTAAATAAATTCTAATACAATAGTCAAATGTCATGTTTTTATAGAATAATAAAATAAAATATTAATTAGTTAGATAAATGGAGGATAGTTATTTCAATGTATACAGTGATATGGTTTAATTAATATAGAAAGCTATATAATAAGAATGATGTGTCAATAAGTGTTCATATACAAAACAATTTCAAAATGATAATATATAAAGTGTAAGATTAGATTTGTTGTGAACCAGAAATATATATTATAAAAAAAGGATTATCTCTTTAAGTAATTGAGATAGTCCTTTTTGTTTTGTGAGGTGAAAACTAATGGAAAATAACAGAGAATTAACAGTTAAAATGAGAAATATATTTCATGACCTCGTAAAGTTATTTGATGAAAGTATGAAGCTAGAGGATGAAATAGAAAGCTTAAATAAAGAAGATATTAAGAAAGAAAAAAGTTTGGTAGAAAGGTATGAAAAAGCAATTGAAGCAATTAAGGAAAAATTTGACTGCTTATCATCATTGGAATAGGAGTGATTGAATGAGTAAAGTTATATGTGATAAGTGTAATCATAGTTTTAAAATTAATTTAAAAGATATAAAAACATGCTTCATTGATGATATAGAAGTAAAATATTTTAAATGTAGAAAATGTAAAGAAAGATATATTATATCTTTTGAAGATGATAAGTTAAAAGAAATGAAAAAGAATTATAATGAAATGTTAAATAAAGGAAAAGAGTATAGGGCAAATGGATTGGACTATAAAGAAACACCACTATGGTTAATGGTAGATAGTTTTAATAATTTAATTGAATATCAAAATAAATTGGAAGTGAAAGTTTATGGTGAAGCTATATGCCAATGAAACGAATTTGTAAATGTGGTAAGAAGATTGACTATGATAAGAAAATGTGTGAAGAATGTTATAAAAGATATAATGATGCAAATAAAAAGATATATGATTATAAAAAATATAATAAAAAATATAATTCAGAGAAAAGAAATAATCAAGAGTTTTATGGTTCTAAGAAGTGGAGAATAGCAAAAGATAAAGCTAGAGTAAGAGATAAGAATTTATGTAGACTATGCTATGATAATAAAACCATAAAGAAGGCTGATTTAGTGCATCATATTGAAGAAGTGAAACAATGTAAAGACAAAATATATGATACTAATAATCTTATCTGTTTATGTGAACGATGCCATAGAGAAGTCCATCTGTTATATAAAAGTAAAGCAAGTATAATAAAAGAAAAATTGAAAGATTTAGCAGAAGAAGGATTTTAAGAATGCAGAAATCTTATGCATAATCTTATGTTAAGAAGAAAAACAAAGCCCTTAGAATCGAAGCTAGAGGTAGTAGGGGGGCATAAAAAAGTTTTTGGAGGGGTAGACGAGCGATAGGGTGGAGTCAACTGTGCAACCAAACATAATTTTCCGAAGGGGGTGGTTTATTGGAAAATAGCAGGGGGGAGGGGTCAAGTCTAAAAACATATGAAATAATACCAAAACCACCAGCAATTTTATCTAAATTAGGAAAAGAAAAATACACTGAAATTGCAAAGAGTTTGGTAGATGAAGAAAAATGGAAAGTCGGAGATGAAATAGCGTTAACTGCATTATGTGTAAATTATCAGCGTTGGATGCAAGCTGAAAAAGCTATTAAAACCAATAAAGATTTATGTTTTGAAACAGAAACAGGATATAGGCAACAAATACCAGAAATTTCAATTGCGAATAACTGTATGAAAATGATGTTAACATTTATAAAAGAATTTGCTTTAACTCCAAGAGAAAGAGTAAAGTTAAAAGAACTTGTTTTAAATCCTACAGAGGTAGAAAATATAGACAAAGAACTAGATGACATGATTCAGAAATAAGGTAATTATATGAATGAAAAATTAAAAGAAAAAATAGATAAACAATTGACTTGGAATTTGTATGATGCCATTAGGGAATTAAAAAATAAGTGGGATAATGAAAAATATTACTATGATGTAGAAGAAGCTAAGAAATTTCTTACCTTTGCAAGCAAATTAGAGCTTGATAAAGGTAAAAAAGGTAAAAAAATAAAGTTAATAAAATTTCAGTTTGAAATATGCACTAGTATTATTTGTGTTAAAAGAAGAAGTGATAATTTAAGAAGGTTTAGAGAAGCACATATAAACATACCTCGTAAAAATTCTAAGTCATTCTTGATAGCTCTTATAGCTAGTTACTTATATTTTTGTAAAAATGAGTTTGGAAGTGAAACAATAATAACTGCAAATAGTAGAGACCAAGCATCATTACTTTTTAATACAATACATCACATGGTTAAGACTAATAAAACTTTAAAAAAATATGTAAATATACTTGAAAGTAGAAAGTATATGTTTAAAAAGAATATGAACGCATATTTGAGGGTTTTATCATCAGATGCAGGAACAGCAGACAGTTATGCAGGTTACGTTTGTATAATTGATGAAATTCATGAAGCTAAAAATAGACAATTATATGATAAATTAAAAACTGGAGCTGGAATTTGGGAAGAACCCCTAATGTTAACAATAACTACTGCAAGTAGTGGAGATAATCCAGAAAATTTAGAGTTTGAATTATATTCGTATTCAAAAGAGTTAATGAAAGGCGAATTTGAGGATGATTCCTTTTTTTATGCAATTTATGAAGCAGAGGAAAAGTGTGAATTATTGGATGAAGAACAATGGTTTAAAGCTAATCCAGCTCTTGGGACATTTAGAAGTTATGAAGAACTGAAAAACCTTGCAATAAGAGCTACGAGATTAAAGACACAAGAAGCAGCATTTAGAAGGCTATATCTGAATCAACATGTTGCACTTGATGGTGAAGGTGCAATAAATATGGAATTGTGGGAAAAAGCTGAAAGAGAAATAAATCTAGAAGAATTAAGAAATATGAAAACTTGGGATGGGATGGACATGGGTTCAACCCAAGATATAACAGCCTATGTGATGGTTTTTTATGATGAAGATACTAATAAGTATATAATTTACCCATTTTTATTTACCCCAAAAGATACAATTGAAGAAAGAAGTGAAAGGGATGATATTCGATATGATATTTTAGTACAAGAAAAAGAATTGATTGCACTAGAAGGTCGCTCTATTAACTATCAGTATATGCATGATTATTTAGAGGAAACTAAAATAAAATATGAATTAGAAACTCAAGAAATAGGCTTCGATAGATGGGGTTCTATAGGAATAAGAAATAAGCTAGAAGAAGATTATGACGTTTTGCCCTTTGGGCAAGGATATAGTTCTATGTCACCAGCAGTTCGAGATTTTGAAAATATCCTTTTAGATGGAAGAATAATAATAGCTAAAAATAGTCTGTTTAGACGAATGGCAAAGAATGTTGTTGCAGTTATGGATGATGCTGGAAATATAAAATATTCAAAGAAAAGAAGTAAATATAAAATAGATGGTATTATAGCAATGTTGATGGGAATATCAAGAGCAATTTTTAATAATGAGGGTGAACAATTTTCAACACAAAATAATGTAGATAAATTTTTAAATAAAGTCATGGGAGGTGAAGAAGATTAATGCTGTTAATAAAATAAGAAAATATATATCTAATAAAATAGACCCTACACCAAAAAGTGTAGGTGATAGTGATATTTTAACATGGTTAGGAATTGATGAAACCAGTAAAAATGTAAGAAGTGAAATAACATATTTTACATGCTTGAAGATTTTATCAGAAACTCTTGGAAAACTGTCTTTGAAAACATATAAAAGAACAGAAAAAGGAAGAGAAGCAATTGAATTATCAGATATAAATAGAGTTTTGAAAGTAAGACCTAATGAGTATACAACACCAGCCATTTTTTGGTCAACTATAGAGCAGAACAGAAATCATTTTGGAAATGCGTATGTGTGGTGTAGATGGAGTGGAGCTAAATTAATTGATTTATGGATTATGCAAAGTGATTGTGTTGAAATATATGTAGATAATCATGGTTTCTTTGGTAAAAAAAATAAAGTATGGTATGTATATAATGACCCTAAAAGTGGAGAGAGACATATCTTTCAAGGAAAAGATGTTTTACATTTTAAAACAAGTCATACACTAGATGGGATAACAGGATTACCAGTAAGAGAAATATTAAGAGATACTTTAGAGGGGAATTTAAATAGCCAGCAATACATGAACAAACTATATAAGCAAGGTTTAACAGGCAAAGCTATATTACAATATACTGGCGATTTAGATAAAAAAGCACAGAGAAAATTAGTATCATTTTATGAAGAATTTTCAAATGGGATTGATAACACAGGAAAGATAATTCCTGTTCCTATAGGAATGACTTTGCAACCATTAAATATAAAATTTACAGATGTACAATTTTTTGAACTTAGAAAATACTCTTCTCTGCAAATCGCTGGAGCTTTTGGAATAAAACCTAATCACATAAATGATTATGAAAAATCAAGTTATTCAAATTCAGAAATGCAACAGTTAAGCTTTTATGTTGATACATTACAGTTTATATTAAAACAATATGAAGAAGAAACAACATTTAAACTACTTACAAATAAACAAATAGAAGAAGGTTGTTTCTTTAAATATAATGAAAGAGCTATTTTAAGAGCTGATACAAAAACGCAGATGGAAACATTAACAGCAGGTGTAAACAATGGTATCTATACTCCTAATGAAGCTCGTGAATTTGTTGATTTACCAGAAAAGGAAGGTGGCGATATTCTTATAACAAATGGAAACTATATACCAATTACAGAGGTTGGTAAGCAATATGAGAAGGGGGGTGTAAATAATGAGTAAGAAAAATAAAGATAATTTAACAAGTATATTACAAATAAAAAATTCTACTGATAAAAAAGCAGAACTATATTTTTATGGTGATATAGTATCTAGCTCATGGGGAGCTTGGGAAGAAGAAGACCAGTATCCAGAATCAATAAAAAACTTTTTAAAGGGTCAAGAGGATAAAGACCTAGATATTTATATAAATAGTGGAGGAGGGTCTGTATTTGCTGGTATGGCTATCTACAATATGTTAAAAAGACATGCAGGGTTTAAAACAATAAAAATAGACGGTATTGCTGGAAGTATAGCATCAATAATAGCACTTGCAGGTGATAAAATAATTATCCCACGCAATGCTTTTTTTATGATTCACAAAGCGTGGGGAATTGTGCAAGGAAATTCAAAAAAAGTTATTGAATATGCAAGTTTGTTGGAAAAAATAGACAAAACAGCATTAGAAATTTACAAAGAAAATTTAAAAAATGAAAATGATATTGAAAAGATAAAGCAAATGATAGAAGAAGAAACATGGTTAACAGGAGAAGAAGCAGCGAAATATTTTAAATTTGAATTATCTAGTGAAGTAGATGCAGTTGCCTGTTCTGGTGACATATTAGATAAATATAATAAAACACCTAAAGTTATTAATAACATAAAAGTAAATGACATTGAAGAAAGAAAAAATAATTTATTAAAAAGAATAGAAAGAATCTAGTGGAGGGCAAATAATGAAAAATAAAAATAAGTATAATACAAACTTAAATGTATATATGTCAACTGATATAAGAGAAGTAAAAGCATCTATTGATGAAAATATAGAAAAGATAAAGAACTTAATTATAGAAAATAAGCTTGATGAAGCTGAAAAACTAACTGCTGATACAGAAAAACTTAAAAAAATTTATGATGGTTTAGTTGAATTAGAAGAAGATGAACTTGATAACATAAAAAACAAAATAAATAATTCTAAGGCAACTAAAATAAAAAATATAGAAGAAAAAGCAAAATATGATGGAAACTTATTTTGTAAAGTAATTGCTAATACTTTATTAAAGCAGAAAGAAAAAAATGAATTTTCAGCAACAAGGGAGCAATTTGAATTTACTGACTCTGAAAGAATGGCTATTTCTGAAAATATAGACGAGGATGGTGGATATGCAGTTCCAGAAGATATTTCTGTAAAAATCAATAAAAGATTAAAAGATTCTATTGATTTATCTACCCTAGTTGATTCAGAACAAGTTTATACTAGAAGTGGTCAAAGAACTTATGAAAAAAGAATGAAACAAACACCATTAGGTAAATTATCAGAGTATAATTCTACTACACAAACATATGGAAAGATAAAAGATACTGATAATCCTAAATTAGAGCGAATTTCTTTTAACTTAATAGATTTTGCTGGTATGATAACAATTCCTAATGACTTGCTGAAATTTGCATCAAAGGAGTTAGAGAACTTTGTAATAGATTGGATAGTTGATAAAGTAAGGGTAACAAGAAACATGATAATATTAAAGGGGTACAAAGATGATGATGGTGATGAAATTGAGGGGATATTCTCAGATAGCACTAAATTCAAAAAAGTAGACTTAAAGAGTAATTCAACTATTAAAAACTTTAAAAAAATGAAAAATGTAACTTTAAATTCTGTATTTAAAAAGAGTTCTAAGTGGATAGTAAATCAAGATGGGTTTAATTATCTAGATAGCTTAGAAGATAAAAATGGAAGGAGCTATTTACAACCAGACCCTAAAAATGAAACTGAATACAGATTTTTAGGCTTACCAGTAATAGAGATAAATAATGAAACACTAGAAACTGAAACAATTAAGAGTGGGTCAGAAGGAAGTGAAACAATAACAAATGTAGCTCCTGTTATATTAGGTGATTTGAAAGAAGCATACAAGATATTCCATGATGGTAAATACCAATTAGCAACAACTAATATAGGAGCTGGTGCTTTTGAAACTAATACAAACAAGGCTAGAGTAATAAATAAATTAGATGGTTCTGTAAAAGATGATGAAGCAATAATAATAGCTAAATTAACATTGCCAGAAGAACTTGTATAATGTTAGAAGAAATTAAAGCATATTTAAGAATAGATTCAAATGATGATGATAACTGGATAGAAAAAACTTTAATCCCAGCTATTGATGTATACTTTAGAAACGCAGGTATTAACATTGATTCTATTAAAAATGAAGAACTTTATAAATTAGCTGTAGAAATGATGGCTTGTCATTGGTATGAAAATCGTGGAGTTGTTGGAGATACAAGAGGAATTGATTTTGGATTAAAGACTATCATGTTGCAACTACAATTTTGCTATGAAGAGGATGAATAAAAATGAATGTTGGAGAGCTAAATAGAAAAGTTACTATACAAATCAGAGAAGAAAGAAAAGATGAAAATGGATTTACAATAAATGAATGGTCAGATTTTAAAACTGTTTATTCTAGTATAAAAAACTTACATGGTAAAGAATTTTTACAAGCTCAAGCGTTAGATAGTAGAGCAAGTAAGAAAATAATAATCAGATATATAAAAGAGCTAGATAATTCTATAAACAAGGATTCTAGTATTGAATATAGAGTTGTTTATAAAAATATAATATATAACATTTTATATATAGACAATATAAATGAAGCTAATAAATATATGGAAATAATGCTGGAGGGTGAATAAATTGGGAATAACATTCGATTTTAGCAAACTTCAACAAAAACTCGATTCTATGGAAAGGAAAGCAGGAAAGGAACTGGTGGATAATGCAATTGATGCTGGTGGAAGGGTATTAGTGGAAGGGATGAAAGAAGAAGTAAGAGCAAATGTATATGATACAGGAGAATTATATAACTCAATTGGAATCGGTAGAAAAAAAGGCTCTGGTACAAAAAGGAGTATAGAAATAGGTTCTCAATCTAATGATAGAGATGTCATAGCCAGAAATTTTTATAATGAATATGGGACTTTAAGAGTTGTAGGTAAAAAACATAATAAAAGAAGTTTCAATAAAAATAAAAAAAAGGCTAATGAAGCGATAAAAAAATCTATTATAAGTGATTTAAAGTAAAAAGTAAGGTGATACAATGAATATAAATAAGTTAATAATTGAAACTATAGAATCTTTAGACATAGATACATTTTATATAGAAGCTAGTAAGGGAAAAGATAAATATTGTGTATTTAGTATTTATAAAGAAAATGAAGAAGATATTTTTGATAACTTACATAGCTCAATAAAATATTATATAACAGTAAATTATTGGTTTAGAAATACTATGGATGCAGAACTTTATAAAGAAATTAAAAAGAAAATGAAATTGAATAAATTTAAAATTGATGGTTGTAGAGATTTACCTAAAACTGGTGATTACTATGGAAAGAATATTGATTTTATATATAAACAAAGAGAAGGGATTACAATTTAGTAGTCTTTTTTTAATATAAAAGAAAAGGTGGATTATAAAATGGATGCTTATACAAAGAAAATAGTTTATGGAATGGATAAAATACATGTAGCAAAGATTAGTGAAGATGGGTATGTGACTCCTATGGCTATAGTGGGAGCAAAGGATGTTGAAGCAAATTTTGAAATAGGAGACAAAACAATATATGCAGATAATAAAGGCATTTATAATAATAAAAAAATATCAAAAGGTTCTGGTAAATTAGGTGTAATAGGTCTTACAACAGATGAAAAATGTTTATTGGGTGGAACTGAAAATATGAGTGGTGGATATGCTCTTGCGGATAATGTTATACCACCAAACTTGGCACTATTATTTGCACAGGATAAGGCTGATGGAGGTAGTTTGCTAACAGTAATATATAATGTCCAGTTTAACCCTGTTTCTATAGCAGCAGTTACAACAGAGGATAGTATAGAAGAGACTAAAACAGAGCTAGATTTTACAGCACTAGTAGGGAAAGATGGATATTGGTATTATACAATAGATACAACAGACTCAAAAGTTGATGCAGATATGATATCAAAGTTCTTTACAGAGGTTCAGTTACCAAAAATAAAAGCAGATTCAGATATATAGGAAATCTAAATAGGTGTCAAAATGGGATATGAGGAAAAAATCTTATTTGGATTAGATAATATAAGCGTGTGTAAAATGTCAAATGATTCTATACCTATTAAAATACTGGGTGCAATCTCTGTAGAAGTTGAAGTAAAACAACAATATAAATATTTATATGTGAGAGGGAGAAAAAGAGTCAAAATAAATGGAGCGATAGAATGTACAGGAAAGTTGAAACTATTAGGCTTAACTTCATTAGAACAGAATTTAATCTTTGGTCATATTGAAAGCGAGGGAGTTGCTGTTGGGGAAAACAGTAACTCTCCTAATTTAAGGTTGTTATTCAGTAGGGAAAAAGCAAATGGATATAAAGTTTTCTATTGTATTTATAATGTTGTTTTTGACTTAAGTTCTATAGATGCAAACACAACAAAAGAAACAATGTCAGAAGATGTAGTAGAGATTAATTTTGAAGGGTTAAAAGATGATAATACAAATTTAACTTATTATTCAATAGATACAGAAACATGTGACAAAAAAGTGATGGATAATTGGTTTAAAAAGATACAATACCCTAAAGAGGTGAAAAGATGAATGGAAACAAAATGGAAATAAAAATGAATGGTGTTGTTTATGAAGCTAAACTTGATATGGGAGCTTTAGCTGAAATACAAGATTTTTTTAGAAAGAAAAATGATTTTTTAAAGCTTCCAGAGATAATTCGAGGATACTCAGAAGAAAATTTTATGATTATAAATGAAATAATTATACAAAGTATTCAAAGATGCCATAAACAATTAAAGCGTGATGAAATACTAGATAATATGTTATTAAAAGAGATAGGTAAGATAAAAGCTTATGCAGGTGAATTAATAATAAACTCACTTCCTAAAGATGATAAAAAAAAAGAAAAGGAATAGACAATAAAAAAGTTGAAGATTGGGATTTTGAATATCTTCAATATTTGTGGTATACAGTTTTACAGCGTAAAGAGGAATTTTGGGACATTACTCCTAAAAAGCTATTTGCTCAGCTAGATGCGCATAAAAAATATAATGGAGTAAATGAAGAGGTAGTAAAGCAAGAAACAGTTGATACAACTGAGTTTATGTAAAGGGGGGAGGACGAATGTCAGAAACTATTGAGAAACTAGCGGTCGAATTAGCTCTTGAAGCGGGTTCATTCTCTAAACAGATTTCTAGTATAAACAAAGAAATAAAGAATCTAGAAAGAGATTTTAAGAGTGCAGGGAATGGGACTAAAAACTTTGAAAATAGTTTTGTTGGATTAGATGCAAAGATTCAAAAGACCGCTAGGCAAATTGATTTATATAATAAAAAACTAATTAGTCAAAAACAAGAACAAGATAAACTAAAAAGTACATTGACTGAACAAAAGTCAAAATTAGATAGTTTAGAAGCTACACTTGGCAAAGGTAGCAAAGAGTGGCAAAAACAAGCTCAACTTGTCCAACAAACTAGCTCAAAATTAAATCGCTTAAATTCTGATGTTAAGCAAACGGAATCTACTATCAATAAGTTAGGTACAGAGTTGAATCAATCAACTAGAGCATTTTCAAATCTAGGTAATAAAACACAAACAATAGAGCAAAAGCTTGCTAATGTGAATAGGCAAACTACACTTACAGAATCAGAATTTAATAAATTAGGTGCTGAATTAAATCAATCGGGTACATATTTTCAAAGACTAGGAAATGAAATGCAACAATTAAGTGCAAAGATTCAGTCTAATAAAGCTATGTTAAGTATTTATGAATCTGAAATCAGAAAATTAAACACAAATTTAACTCAAAATAAACAAACACATAGCCAATTAAAAACTGAGATTAACCAGACTAGAAATGCACTAGAACAAGCGAAAAGTAAGTTTGGAGCAAATTCAACAGAAGCTCAACAATTACATGCTAAATTATTACAATTAAAAGATGCTTATAATAAAAGTGAACATGAAATTGAACAGTCAAATGCAGCTCTAGACAGATATCAAGCTGAAATAAATAATACAAGAGCTGATATAACAAGACTATCAGCTCAATTAAGACAAATGCCATTCAATACTATGGGGCAATCTATGGTATCAGCAGGGCAAAAAATAAAAGGTGTTGGGCAAAGTTTAGGAATGTATGTAACTATGCCACTTACAATGCTTGGTGTGGCAGCATCAAGGGCAGGAGTTAATTTTGATACTTCTATGAGTAAGTTACAAGCAACAGCAGGAATTGCAGATAAAAGTAGTGTATCGTTTCAAAAATTGCAAGAAAAAGCTCAAGATTTAGGTGCAAGAACTTCATTTTCAGCAAGTGAGGCAGCTGATGGACTTACATATCTAGCACTTGCAGGTTGGGATGTAGAGACATCTTTATCAAGAATAGAACCAGTCTTACGTGCAGCAGAAGCAGGAGGAATGGATTTAGCTTTATGTTCGGATTTGGTAACAGATAGTATGTCATCAGCAGGAATTGCAAGTCAAGATTTTACTAAATATTTAGATATAACAGCACAAGCACAAAGAAAATCTAATACTAATATGCAACAAATGCTAGAGGCATATGTAACGGCAGGGGGAATGTTTAAAAACTTAAATATGCCACTTGAACAGTCTGCCGCACTTATTGGAATACTGGCGAATAGAGGAACAAAGGCAAGTGAAGCTGGAAATGCATTAATAAGTGTTTTTAGTAATATAATTGGTGAAAATGGAAGAGCAGGAAAAGCGTTAGATGCATTAAATATATCACTGTTTGATTCGCAAGGGAAGCAGAAGGATACAGTTGCAGTTTTGAAAGAAATGAGTAATGCATTAGGTGTAACTTCTGATTCTACAACAAAGTTGACAGAAGAAGAACGAGCAAGGTTTGCAACAATGATTGGTGGGAAAACACAATATGATACATTAATGAAGTTACTTGCAGGTGTGAATGATGAATATGATGAATTAGAGAAAAGTTTGAAAAACTCCAAAGGTTCATTAATGGAAGTTGCTGCCACTATGAAAAATAATTTGGGTGGAGCAATTACAAATATGAAGTCAGCCTTAGAAGGTGCAGGCATACAAGCATTTAAGGCAATGGAGCCTGTTCTTGCGAGTTTAATAGAAAAAATAACACAACTTTCAAATTGGTTTACTAATCTTAGTGAATCTTCTCAACAATCTATTGTGAAGATGGCAGCTATGGCAGCAGCTCTAGCACCAATCCTTATTGCATTCGGACAATTGATTATTGTTGGAGGAAATTTAACGCTTATTATAGGACATATAAAAGAAGCAATGGGTGGAGTAGGTGCTACATCAACAAGTTTATTAACTAAATTAGGAAATCTAACTACTAAATTATTTTCTTTGCAAGGAGCTTTTGCATTACTCGCAGTTGCAGGTATTGGAGTAGCGGTAAAGGCTTTACATGATTATAGTGTTCAAGATGGCAAATTATATGAACAAAGAAAGAAAAATATAGAAAGCTTAGAGAGAGAAAAAAAAGGATATCAAGAAGCAAAAGAAAAGATAGGTTATATAGCAAAAGAATACGATACATTAAAAAGTAAATCTAAGTTGAGCAATGAAGAAGCGGAAAGACTAAAGGAGTTAACAAAACAAATAGCTGATTTAATGCCAGAGCTTATAAGTGGTTATGATGAAGATGGAAATCCAATTCTAAGTATGAAAGGTTCGGCAGAGGAGTTATGCTCAGAGTTAGATAGAGCTATAGAAAAAAAAGAGCGTTTAATCGGATTTGATAAACAAGATAATGCTAAAATTGCGATGGAAAAACAAGCTGGAAAACGTGATAAGGACGGAAATAAAGTTGTAGGTAAAGCAGCAGATTCTTTGCAAACAGATATAGAAAAAGTTAAAACTGTACAACAAAAATATAATGCTGATATGGCTAAATTAGAGCAGGAAGGTGCAGTTTTAAGAGGTAAAATTAGAAATACAGAAGGAAAAGACAGAGAAAAGTATTTACTGAAATACAAAAACCATCTAAGAGAAAAAGAGAAAGTTACACAGGATGCACAGAAAAATAACGAAAGAGATATAGAAGCAGCTAAAAAAGTTGCACAAGAAGTTGAAAAAGGTATATTTGCTAGTACCACTATGGGAAGTGTTTTTAAATCTAGTAAAAATAATGATGCAAAGAAACAATTCAATGAACTCAAAGGTCTATTAGATTTTTCTGGTATAAAGACAGATGAACAATTTGCAAAAGCTGAAATGTCTATGTCTAAATTATTTAAATCAGCTTCGGATGGTAAAATAAATTTAGAGGGTGTAAAGAAGCAAATAGAAGATGCAAATACAGCATTATCAAAAGATGGAGACTTATCTTCATATAACACTAAGATGCAAGAACTAGCAAAGACAATAGCAACCGCAACAGGGACAAAGTCAAGTGATTGGATATCACTATTAACTTCATTAGATAAAGAATTTTTAAGAACAACAGACTCTACAGATACGTTTTTGAAAAAGTTCAATAGAACTAGACAAGAATTAGAAAGTGGTGATAGTCTAGCTGTTGCAGCTCAAAGACAATTTGACGAATTAAACTCAGCAATAGAAGGATTACAAATAACAGAAAATAAAGATGTTAATGTACAGACTGTAATTGATTTCACAAACAATCAGAATATACCAGAAGATATAAGAAAATTTACAAGTAGTTTAATTAAGAAAGATGCTAATGGGAATATAACTAACTCAGAAGAGGTAATTAAATTTACAGCAGACTTGCTATTTGAGTTACAACAAGAAAAACCAGACTGGAATATTTTACAACAAGAAGCAGATAAGCTATTTGGAAAAGGGAAGGTAAAAGTAACAGAAGATTTAGAGATAACTGCTGGAGAGATAGATTCGTCTGGAATTGATAAAAATAATATAGAGCAACAAGTAAAAGATAAGTTTAGTAAAGATAAGGTTACAATAAAAATTAATACAGCTATTGAAAAAGGGGAAATTGATACAAGCAAAATTGGTTTGGTGGATGAAATATTTAATAATATTAATGCTACAAAAGAAGTAAAAACTAAATTTATTTTAGAAAATACAGATGCAATTAATCAAGCCAAGAATTATGAAGAATTTCTGAAAAATTTTAAAGATAAGGAATATCTAGCTAAGCTAGGAATAAAAGTAGAAGGTGAAGAAGAAACCAAACAAGCAAATAAAGAGTTTGAAAAGAATAATGGTAAGACAACAACTCAGAAATTGAAATTAGAAGGTGCTGAACAGGCAAAAAAGGATACACAAGAGCTAAATAAAGAAACTGATAAGGCTGATGGTAAAGTAGTTAAGACAAAGGTTAATAACGAGCAAGTGGAAGAGAGCGTAAAAGACATTAACCAGCTTGTAGAGATGTCTAAAAAGGTTGAGGATGGAAAATACAAGATTGATGTACAAGCAAATACTACAGATGCAGTAAGAAACCTAGAGCTACTAAAAAATAAGATGAATGAAGTTATTAAATCATTCACAGGGAATAAAAAAGTTGTTTTTTCAGCAGAAACAGCACTCGCAAGCAAGAATGTAACAGGATTAAAAAAGAATATTTCTGATTATGATAAAAAGAATACTAATAAGACAAAGAAAACTACTTTTAAGACAGAAACAGCACTTGCAAGTAAGAATGTGACAGGGCTAAAAAGCAACATATCTGATTATGTATCAAAGTATGGAAATAAGACATTTACCACGACATTTAAAGTGGTTACAAACAAAGTTACTACAACAAGTACTAGTGGAACAAATAATAGTGGAGGTACTGACAAACAATCAGAAGATGGCAGAAAATCTATACCAATTAATTTGAAAAGAGTTGAAACTCCAACAAGAAAAGTACCTATTAGGTCAAGTGTACCATTATTAAGAAAGACAGAAGAAACTCCAATTAATATGGGTAATATGGGAGATTCTCTAAAGTATAATGTTAATCTTTTTCAAGAATTAGAAAATAGGATATCAGCAGTAAATAATGAATTAACTTTATTAGATAAAAAAGCTGAAAAAGCAACTGGAAAAGAAAAAATAAAACATTTACAAAAACAAAATGAACTGTATGAAGAGCAACAAAGGCTTCAACTGGAATTACAAGATAAGATGCTTTTCAAACAAACAGTTACTAAAAGTAAATTAGAAGGCTATGGGTTACAATTCAATAATGAGGGTAATCTTAAAAATGCAGAAGAAGAACTTCTAAGACGTGAAAAAAAAGCTGCTGAATTAGAAAAAAAAGCAAAAGAATTATCAGATAAAGCTAGTAATGAAAAAAATGAGAAAAGAAAAGAAGCATTAGAAAAACAAGCAGAAGCAGCACAGAAGGCTTATGATAAAGAAAAAGCAAGTCTAGATGATGTAAACAAATATATTGATGAATATATAAAAACAACTTTAACAGATATTCCAAAATGTATAGAAGAATGGGAAGAATTAAATAAAAAGAAAAAAGAAAATATAGATATTACAGAAGAGTTAAACAGGCAACAAAAACTATTTTCTAAGAATAGTCATATCAAAGAGCTTGATATGTTTAAAGATTTGTATTCAGATGAAATAGATATAATAGAAGAAAAAATAAATAATGCTTCTGGTTCTGAAAAAACTGATTTAATAGAAGAAAAAATAATGCTTATAGAGAAGCAAAAGAAAGTACAACAGGATTTAATTGATACATATAAAAGTGCTATAAAAGTTTATCAAACAGATTTAAGTAAATTCGGATTTCGATTTGATGATAAAGGGACTATAAAAAATCTTGATGATATACTAAATAAATATCAAGATAGTGAAGATTTAGAAAAAATAACTAAATTGGTAGATGAATACTTAACTATACAAAGAGATAAATTGCCAGATGCAGTAAAAGATTGGGAAAAACTTAGTACGGCTATTAAAAGTGCTTATAAAGAACAGCTTAATATAGCTAAAGATATTGAAAATCAAATTACAGATATATATAAAAAGCAGCTGGAAGAAAGAAAAAAGCTTATAGATGAAGAATTAAAAAAACGTACAGATGCTTTGAATAAAGAAAAAGAAGCCTATAATGATGCTAGAAAAGAAGCTGATTACCAGAATCAAGAAGATGAGCAACTACAAAAGATAAAAGATATAGAGAAAAATCTTGAATTAGCAAAAAGAGATACATCACTTTCTGGTCAAAAGAAAGTTCAAGAGCTTATGAAACAATTAAAAGAAGAACAAAAGAACTTAGAAAAAATGGTTCAAGACAGAATCGACGAGCAAGTAAATGATATGTTCGATAAAGAAAATGATAGGCTTGAGAATGAAGCAGAGAGTGCTGTTAAGGATTTAGAAGAAAAATTTTCTGATAGTAAGATAAAAGAACTGATAAAGGAAGCATTAAAAAGTGGACTCTTTGAAGATATAGATGGTCAAGTTAAAAACCTTCAAGATGTTATGTTAAAATTCTTAGATGATTATGGAGAAGGTTTAGGTATAACAGGAGAACTAATAAAAGATGAATTAGTAAAAAATTTAGAAGTTGCTACAGATGTTGCTAAACAATATACTGAGATAATTAAAAATTTGAATTTAGGTAAAGGTGGAAGAAGCATAAATTATCCTAATGTAGATTACTCGTCTGAGAGATATAATCCACAACAAAGGAGTATCAATAATCAAAACACGCAAGAAATTAATATAGAGTTTAATCAACCATTGGTAGTTGTTCAAGGTGATGTATCGAAAAATACAATAGCAGACTTACAAAAGTTAAGTAAAGATATAAAAAATAGTGTGGTTGATGAGATAATTAGAAAAATGAAGAGGTGATTAAATTGTTTGTATCAGAGCATTTTATGTTTGACAATATATCATCAAGTGAAAAAGGTGTAATATCAGTTACACAAGAGTCAGATGTATTAAATGAGTATGGTTTTATATATTCCGAAGAGTTAGAAATAGACAATACATATAATAATAATCCTTACTATTATTCAAAAAGTGATAAAAGTACAGAAGATATATATATTAATTTGTGTAGAGTAGATAATATGTATAATCCTATAGAATGGGATGATTATACAATTGAGGATATATATAGCTGGCTTATAAAAAAAGATTTCAAACCGTTTGTATCTGATGATAATGTGGAATTAACTTATTATTTAAAGGTAAAGAAAATAGTTAAAAAATTTAACATTGATAAAAAGGGTTTGTTAGAAGTTACTTTTCAGCCATATACAAATTATAGTTATAAAAAGCTAAAAAAAGCTGTTACTATAAAAGGAAGCAGAGAGGTAACTGTAACTAACTATAGTAATATTGATGATAACTATGCACCTATTTTAGAAATTAAAAATTTAAGTGATGAAGATATAACAGTAGAAAATACAACTATTAAATCTGAACGCTTAGAAGTAGCAGGTCTGAAATTGAATGAAAAAATAATTATAGACAACCTAATGTATACTGTTCTTGATGAAAGTAAAAATAATAGATTTAATTTAGTAAATAGAAAATGGATTTTATTAAAAAAAGGAGAAAATACGTTGAAGTTTACTGGAAATTGTGAAGTTATTATAAATGCTGAATATCCTATAGCGAGGTAATTTATGAAAATTAATCTTAAGGAGCTAAAAAAAGATTATGAAATAGTTTTATATAAAATAAATAAATGTGCTGTTGGACAGATTAATATTGGATTTATTGATACATTAAGTAGAAATATAGATAGTATGGATGAGATACAATTTACAATTCCTAAATTTATATATGATAGAAATGGATTAAAAAATATAAGATATGTATTATATGATGAAGTAAAAGAAGAGCGATTTATTTGTTTAGATGATAGAGAGTATTTTGTTATAAAAGAAATAGAAATTAATGATAATAAAGATAAAATAGTCAAAGCATATTCAGCAGAAATAAAGTTATCCAAAATAGATGTAAATATAGAAGATGTAGCAATACAATTATTTTCAGATGATAAAGAAAATGGAGTAATAAGTTTAAACAACTACTTAAAACAAGAAACATCTTGGTCTATTGGGCATGTAGATGATGTAGTTGGATATGAAATAAATGAACATGGAGATAAAACTGAAAAATTAAGGATACAAGAGAGTGTCAACAGTAATTGGCATGATTTTTTTATTAAAGATATCAAGGAAGAGTTTTCTTGTGTTGTGCAGTTTGACACATACAATAAAAAAATCAATTTGTATGATATAGATAGTTTTGGAGATAATATTGAGTTAGTTTTAAACTACGATAATTACATAAAGTCTAATAAAAAAACTAATAGTACAAATGATATTGTCACAAGATTAAAATTAATTGGAAGGGAAGAAATGGACATAATAAGTGCAGTACCTACTGGATATGAATATTTAGAGAATTATTCTTATTTTCTAGAAAATGGGGAAATGAGTGAAGATTTAGTTAATGCAATGCTAATATATGAAGAAATGGTTGCTATTAGAAAAAAAGAGTGGTCAAAATTGGTTGAAATAAAAAATACCAAAGAAGCTGAGAGACTTAAAAAAAGTAACAAATGGCAGATGATTATTGCTAATATTGAGATATGCGAGAAAATGATAGTATCTTACAAGAATGCTAAAGATGATAAAAATGTAGCATTAAAACAAAGTGAACTTACTAAGTTAAAAGACGAGGAGACTGTACTTGAAGTTGAAATAAAAAGGTTAGAGCAAGAAATAAAAGGACTTGAAGATAGCATAATAAATATAAATAGATTATGTAAAAGAGAAACAGCAACAGACCAAGACGGACATTTAATATTTAGCTATGAACTTTTAGAAGAACTTAAAGAGTTTATATATTGTGATACTTTTTCAAATGACTCTTTTTTAAATGTTAATGATTTTGTTAATGCAGGTAAAAGAGAATTGGATTTAAAATGTAAACCAACAACAGTTTATTCAATAGATGTTGTTAATTTTTTGCGTAGAATTTTAGATACAGGATTTAGGCAACACTTTCAAGGATGCCTAAGTCTAGGAGATATAATAGTTCTTTATAATAATGTAGAGCGTTATGAGGAACATGTATATTTTGTTGGTTATACACAAGATTTTAAAGAGGATAAATTAAATATAGAATTATCAAATAAGAAGTTAAAAACAGATAATACAAGAACCATAGCAGATTACTTAACAAAATCTAGGAGTACCACTAATTTGCTAAATAAGAAAAAATATTTATTGAATAAACAAAAATATAATAGGATGAATGTTCCAGAGAGGGTGATGTGATGGCTATAACAGATAATAGCTATACAAATTCATATATCCGTATAACTGGATGTTTAGTTAATTATGATAAAGAGCTGTATCAAGTACAAGATGATTTTACAAATAAAAAATATGTATATTGGAATAGAGAAAATCCGTATAAATTTGAATTCTCTGATAAAATGCTTGATAAAGGAAATACTAGATTTTTAATTATAATAAATGATAATGGTGTCCATACAGAATACAAAAATTATTCTGATATTTTTAGTATAACTTTTGATGGAGATTCAGTTAAAAATATACAGAAAGAAATTTATGCCTTATATGAGAATGATAAGGAATTTGGTGATAGATTTGTAGCTGTTGAGAAAGATGTTGATGGAATTAGGCAAACAGTAGGATTAATACAAGAAGATACAAATCATATGAAAGAAAACATATCTTTTATAGAACAAAGAGCTGATAATATAAATTTATTTGTAAAAGAGGTTACAAAAAAATTTAATAACTCTCAAGAAGCTATTAAATTAAGAGAAGAAGTGAATAAAACTATAATTAAATTAAATGAGGATTTAGGTTTATTCAGTTCTAACATAGTAGGCTATTTTGAAGATGATGAAATAACGGACATAGAAAAAGAACAAATATATACTCAGATAGAGTTAATGGAGAATGATAAAGCAAATGTATATATTCAGTTACAAAAGATTATTGATAAATGCCAGAGTAATAATGACAATGTAAGTATATCAGCAATAAATAGCTCAAAGACTGCTTTAGATAATGCACATAATAACCTTAAATCAATTATTGATTCAGTTGTTTTAGACAGTATAGTAACTAATTCTGAGAGGGTATTAGTTATAAATTGTTTTTCAAAATATAATCTTAGAATAAATGAATTAAAAAATACTTTAGATGTTATCTTTTTAAAAGAAGCAGGGGGAAGTATTTCAGAAGAATTTGCAGGTATCAATATAAAATTTGATGAAATAAATTTAAGTGTAAAAAAAATAAATTCAGATATTGTAGAAATAAGTTCTGAAATAAAGATAATGAATGATGAAATATTGCTGAAAGTTAATGAAGGCGATTTAAGCTCTATGATAGAACAGAGATACAATAGTGTAAAGATAGCATTTAATAAAATAAATTCTGCTGCGGTTACTATAGACTATAGAGGATTAACAGTTTTGAATGGTTCTATTGCTTGTGATTGTCTTACAACACCATCTGGTCATGAACCTATTATTCGTCTGTTTGAAGATAGTAGTGCAAATATAACTCTAGATGCAAGAGAAAGCAATGGAGCTGTAAAAGGAAGTGCAATAAGACTAAAGTACAATGAAAATTATTTGTTTATAAATCGACTTGGAGCAAATATATTTGTCGATGATGAGGTAAGATTACAAGTGAAACAAGATGATGCTTTTGTAAAATGTGGGAATGCAAGGTTTTGTTTTACTAATGACCCATATTCATTTTTCCCAGACCAAAGTAGAACTGACCTAGGACAGAGTTATAATACTTGGAGAAATGTTTATTGTGATACTTTAAGGTGTGATGATGTTAGAAGCACGTCAGATAGTAAATTTAAAGAAAATATTAATTATATAAGTATTACAAAAAGAAAGAAATTTAAAAGGTCGTTTTTAATGGATGAAGAAACACCTTTTTCAGATTTTTTGAAGAATGAATTAAAAATAGCTACGTTTAATTATAAAAACTTTAGTGAAGAAGATGGAAATAATCAACAAATTGGATTCATAGCAAATGATATAAAAGACTCAGAGATTGGAAGTACATTTATATATAACTATGGAGAAGAAATAGGATTAAAATTTAGTATGGCTGGTTACATAACTGTCATAGCAGCAGCCTTGCAAGAAGAAATAATAAAAAGAGAAGAATTAGAAGATAAAATAACTCAGATGGTGAGTAATTTAAAGTGTGAAGGAGTTTAAAAAATGGAAGTAGATTTAAAAATAATGTGTGAAAATGCATTAGATGAAATAAAAAAATTAACAACAGATGTATTACTATATAAAACATTATTAACACAAAAAGAAAAAGAAATAGAAGATAACAAGAAGAATATAGAAATGCTAGGTAAAAAAATTGATGAATTAGAAGAAAGTAAGAGTGAATAAAGGATGTGGAGGAATGAGAGAATATGAAGTAAAAGAATATTTTTTAGAAATAGATTTCTCATGTTATGAGAATAAGAATGTAGTTAAGAAGTTAATTTATAATGAAAATGATATAAATACTGCTTTTATCAATATACAGTTAAAAAATAATGATAAAGTAATAAATTTAACTGGCTATGAAGCTATAGCTAATATATGGAAGAATATAGGAAATAAAGTCCAGAATCCTTGTAAGATATTAAATGCAGAACTTGGAGAGATAGAGGTTCCGCTAACTAGGCAATCACTAAAAGGAGCTGGTGTAAATCCATTTACAATTTCAATTATGAATGAAGAACATTCTTTAGAGTCCCCTCGTTTTTATTATAGAGTTGAAGAAGCTATTGTTAGTGATGATGATGTCAAGAATGCAGATGAATTTGGAGTTTTAGTATTATTAATAAGTCAAGTTAAAGAAGTTTTAAAAGACAATGATATCTTAGTTACCAGAGTTGAAAAACTAGAAGATTTGATAGAAGAGCAAGAGGAAATAAGAAATACACAAGAATCAACTAGAGAAGTGAATGAATCAACAAGACAATCTAATGAAGAAGAAAGAAGAACAAATGAAGAAACTAGACAGTCTAATGAGGAAGAAAGAAAAATAAGTGAAACAACTAGAAAAGAAAGTGAAGATGTTAGGAATACACAAGAATTAACTAGAGAAGCAAATGAAGAAACAAGACAATCTAATGAAGAAGAAAGAAGAACAAATGAAGAAACTAGACAGTCTAATGAGGAAGAAAGAAAAACA